AAACTACTAACAGAAGCTGATAACTTATTAAGTCTAGCAGGTCAATATGCATACAAAAGAGACGAAATACAAACAGGTGTTGCGTTAGCATCTCCAGTAGAACGTACTCTACAAGCAAAGTTAGATGACCGTGTAAGTGTTAGAGACTTTGGAGCAATGGGCGATGGAACAGACCAAACAGAAAAACTACAACGTGCTATTGACCAGTTGTTTATCAACAGTGCAACCAAGGGATTGTACAGGAGTCGTATAAAACTTTATATTCCCGCCGGCGAATATCTCATTAGTTCACCAGGGTTGAAAATACCACCTTACGCAAACATTGTAGGCGACGGTATCGACAAAACATTTTTAAATAGTTCTGGTGCAAACCCACCCGAAAACATTATCCGTACAGTAAACGAAACAAGTATTCCTGGTACCTACGCTGACGCAAGTACAACAACATCAGCCAACATGGCTCGTTTTGTAAGCATAGAAGGCATGACAGTATTCCACAACAGTAATGGCGGTGCATTGTATCTTGAAAACTGTCAAAACAGTAAGTTTTCAAACATCAAACTTTCAGCAGGTTGGAGCACAGGCGATGGCATAACCAGCGAAGGTATACCTACATCAAACCTAGTTGGCATTGTAGTTTCTAATGGTAGTGTAGCAACAGCAACTTCAGATTATAATATATTTGAAAATATGTTTATTGAAGGATTTGCTTGCGCAGTATACAGTGAATATGATATCAACAACAATAAATTTAAAACAGGAAATATTAATACTTGTGGACTAGGATTTGTATTAGGAGCAGATCCTACTTCAATACCTCCAGTTGGAAAAACTTTAGGTAGTCAATACACTGTTATCCAAGATTATGTTTTTGATCTTGTTGACAAACAAGGTTTGTATGTACGCACAGGTAACTTTAATATCAGTCAAAATAACACATATTTAAATGTAGGACGTGACGGAGGCAGTAGTGTAGTTGTAGAACCAGTGATTGAGTTTTATCGTACTGCAACTTCAAACGGCATAGGCGATGCTGGCCACATCGATATGGATAATAATAAAAGTATAAACGATTACTTCCAACGTACTGCTGAACTAACAGTTGATCCACTTTATTTTAGTCAAGATTATTTTCCAGAAATACATGGCTCAAAGCGTGTTGAAATATCACAACCAGTAAGAACTAGTATTGGTGTAAAACTAATAGCTGAGACTTTGATTAGACTACCATCTGATCAACAAAGAGGTGTTATTGCATTAGAATACACATATCGTGCTGAAGATAACGTCGGCCCAATAATGCAAAATGGAACAATAACCGTAATCTACAACAGAGATAACGCAGAGATTTCAATGACAGATGATCATATTTTTACTGGTAATCCAAGTAAAGTAGGAAAGTTAGTCTTTAGTGTAAAAGGTAATGCATTTCAAAATGGCGCAACAGAAATACACTTAGATGTTGTAAACGAAATGTTGGATAACCTAAGTCCAGAAACAGACGAACTAGAGTTCACAATCAAATATATAAATTGATGTTTGATAAAACTTATGTAGACCGTTTAAAGATGTGGCGAGATTTTCGTTTAACTCTGGAAGAAAGTAATTCTCCATTTGAAGATACGATTGAGTTTTGGAACAATGCACCGTTGAGTAGCATCGCCGCAGATCCGTATAACAAAGAAACTTGGCCCACTCCTTGGGAAATGATTGAAGAAAATCGTTACTGCGATTTTACAAAAATATTAGCAATATACTACACTTTGCAGTTAACTGATCGTTTTTCTAGCAGTTGTTTTGAGATACATATTACACTAGACGAAAAAGAAAGTGTAATAAGATACCTTCTTTTCGTTGACAATCTAACAATAGGGTATTATTATAATAAGAGTATTGATGCAGTTGACCTACCTATGCTGAAATGCCAAATGCAGCACGACACACTACCTACATATTAATAAATACCAAATAGACAACAAAAAGGAAAAAGATAATGATTCAAGTTACTAAACGTGACGGGCGCAAAGAGACTCTCGATATTGAAAAGCTACACAAGGTTGTGTTTTATGCATGTGAAAATATTACAGGAGTCAGTCCAAGCGAAGTAGAACTTAAGAGTCAGATTCAGTTTTATAATGGTATAACCAGTAAAGAAATCCAAGAAACACTTATCAAAGCAGCAGCAGATCTTATCAGTGAAGAGACTCCTAACTATCAATATGTTGGCGGAAGACTTGTTAACTATGCGCTACGCAAAGAAGTGTACAACGGATTTGAGCCGTGGCATGTTAAGAAACTAGTTGATCGTAATACCGAAAGCGGATTCTATGATCCAGAACTTGTTACAAAGTACAGTGACGACGAGTGGGAAAAGATTAATACATTTATTAAACATGACAGAGATGAGAACTTAACATATGTTGCTATGGAACAGTTGCGTGGCAAATATCTATGCCAGAATAGAGTAAGTGGCGAGATTTTTGAAACACCGCAAATGTGCTACATTCTTATTGCAGCAAGTCTTTTCCAAGACTATCCAGTTAGTTCCCGTTTGCAATGGGTAAAAGATTATTATGATGCTATTAGCTTGCACGACATTAGTTTGCCTACTCCTGTTATGGCAGGAGTTCGTACTCCGCAACGCCAGTTTAGTAGTTGTGTTCTTATTGAAACTGATGATAGTCTTGACAGTATTAATGCTACTGCTGCCGCTGTTGTTAAGTATGTAAGTCAAAAAGCAGGCATTGGCATAGGCGGCGGAAGTATTCGTGCTATTGGATCTCCTATACGCAAAGGTGATGCTTATCACACAGGTATTATTCCATTCTACAAGCACTTTCAAAGTGCAGTAAAGTCATGCAGCCAAGGTGGTGTACGTGGCGGCGCAGCAACTATTTACTATCCAGTATGGCACTTGGAAGTAGAAGACATGCTGGTACTAAAGAACAACAAAGGCACAGAAGAGAACCGTGTACGACACATGGACTATGGTGTGCAGTTTAACAAGTTGATGTATGAGCGTTTGATTACAGGCGGAGACATTACATTGTTCTCTCCTGCAGATGTTCCAGGGTTGTACGAAGCATTTTTTGCAGATCAAGACAAGTTCCGCGAGCTGTATGAAACAGCAGAACGTAATACAAGACTACGCAAGAAAACAGTTAAAGCAAGTGATTTGTTTAGTGCATTTATGGAAGAACGTAAAAACACAGGTCGTATCTATTTGCAGAACGTAGACAATGCAAACGATCACGGCGCCTTCCTTCCAGAGCTTGCACCCATTAGACAATCAAACTTGTGCGCAGAGATTGACTTACCAACAAAACCACTAAAGGATCTAAATGATCCTGAAGGCGAGATTAGTCTATGCACACTCAGCGCAATCAACTGGGGCAACATTCGTACTCCAGCAGACTTTGAGCGTGTGTGTCGTTTAGCAGTACGTGGACTAGATGCACTACTAAGCTATCAGAACTATCCAATCCTAGCAGCACAGTTATCTACAGAGAAGCGCCGTCCTTTAGGTGTTGGCATTATTAACTTTGCATACTGGTTGGCCAAGCACGACTTAACATATCAAAACATCGATGCAGATGGACTTGCACTTGTAGACGAATGGGCAGAAGCATGGAGTTACTACTTAATCAAAGCTAGTGCCGATTTAGCAACAGAGTTTGGTGCACCAAGTGGTAACATGGAAACAAAGTATGGACACGGTATTACACCTAACCAAACATACAAGAAAGACCTAGACGAGTTGATTCCACATGTTGAGCGTATGGATTGGGATACACTTAGAGCACAGCTAAAAGACACAGGCATTCGTAACAGTACATTGATGGCACTTATGCCAAGTGAAACAAGTGCGCAGATTGCCAATGCTACAAACGGTATTGAACCGCCACGTAGTCTTATCAGTGTTAAACAATCCAAGCATGGTGTACTAAAACAAGTTGTACCAGAGTTCAAGCGTCTAAAGAACAAGTACGACTTGCTATGGGATCAACAGTCGCCAGAAGGTTACTTAAAGATCATGGCTGTACTACAGAAGTATATTGATCAAGGCATTAGTATTAACACAAGTTACAATCCAATCTTCTTTGATGACGAAAAGATTCCAATGAGTACAATGCTACAACACATGTTGATGTTCTACAAGTATGGTGGCAAACAGTTGTATTATTTCAATACCAATGACGGCCAAGGCGAACTTGATATTACCAAACTAATGGGCGATCAAGCATTACCAGAACTAGAGCAAGCAACAATCGATGAAGAAGATTGCGAAAGTTGCACAATATAAAACTTGACATGCTTGTAATAGTATGCTACAAACACAGCGAAACAACCATTAAGGAACACACACATGAGCGTTTTTAACACAGCAAACAAAGCAGACCACACCAAGGTCACTGCATTTTTAGATCCAACAGGTGGTCCAACTATTCAGCGTTATGATACGCTGAAGTATAAAAGTTTTGACAGTCTAACTGATAAACAGCTTGGATTCTTTTGGCGTCCTGAAGAAGTTGATATCTATCAAGATGCTAAAGACTTTAAAGCGCTCAGTGAACACGAGCGACACATCTTTACTAGTAACCTCAAGCGTCAGATCCTACTAGACAGTGTACAAGGTCGTGCACCAGTAGAAGCATTTGCTCCTATTGTAAGTTTGCCAGAGATTGAAAACTGGATCCAAACATGGACATTCTCAGAGACTATTCACTCACGTAGCTACACACATATTATTCGCAACGTATACAGCAACCCTAGTAAAATCTTTGACGAGATGATGGACATTGATGAGATTGTAGATTGTGCTGGAGATATTTCAAAGTATTACGACGACTTGATTGAGATGAGCAGTTGGTACAACTTGTTAGGCGAAGGAAAGCATAAAGTTAACGGTAAGACTATTAATGTTGATCTTTATGAACTAAAGAAACTACTATGGCTTACACTAATGAGTGTTAACATTCTCGAAGGTGTTCGTTTCTATGTGAGTTTTGCATGTAGTTGGGCGTTTGCTGAAATGAAACAAATGGAAGGCAATGCCAAGATCATTAAGTTGATTGCACGTGACGAGAACTTGCACCTAGCAAGTACACAAATGTTGTTGAAGATTCTTAAAACAGATGATCCTGTGTTTGAACAGATTGCAAAAGAAACAGAACAAGAATGTATCGATATGTTTGTTGATGCAGTTGATCAAGAAAAAGCCTGGGCAGAGTATTTGTTCAAAGACGGATCTATGATTGGACTTAACACAGCACTACTGAGTGATTACATTGAATGGATTTGCACACGCAGAATGACCAATGTTAATCTAAAGTCACCATACAGTGTAAAAAGCAATCCTCTACCATGGACACAGAAATGGATCTCAGGTGCTGATGTGCAAGTGGCTCCACAAGAAACAGAGATTACAAGTTATGTATCAGGTGGCACAAAACAAGATGTAAGCACAGATACATTTAAAGGATTTTCGTTATGATTATGATTTGGGGTAAACCACAATGTCCTTTCTGTGACAAAGCAAAACGTTTGTTAGACTCACGAGAGATTGCATATGAGTACAAGCAACTTGGTGTGGACTTTGAACGTGAAGATGTTCTTGCAGAGTTTCCAGAAGCACGAACGTTCCCCCAGATTGTTATCAACGGATTAAAAATAGGCGGGTATGAACAACTTGGAACATACTTGGAAGAAACAGGCTACAACGGAACAGGAATGACACTATGATTATTGAAGCACCATACAAAGCAACAGACACAGTAACTATTAGAACTACAGCAGGCGAAGAGATTGTAGGTAGATTTGTAGAAGAAGATGGTAACCATATTAAAATAACCAAGCCACTTGCACTACAAGCAAGTCAGCAAGGCATTGGGCTAGGGCCGTGGGTGTTTACTGTAGATCCTGCCAGCACCATTAAACTAAATAAAAGTGCAATAGTATTTGTACACAAGACAGAAAAAGATATGGCCAGTCAGTATGTACAAGCAACAACAGGATTAGCAGTAGCTTAGGAGTATAGATGCCAGGATTAGCATACAAAGACGGAAAAAGCAGTGTTGCTTGCACCGATGGTGTTAGAGGATCGGTTTGTCGAACAGTAACTAGAGGAGATCCTCCGGTAACTGTACCTGTTGCGTGGAACTGGAATGTAGATACTACACAATCTAGTAATGCTGGCAGCGGGAATGTATTTGCTAATGGCATAGGTGTTGTTAGAAAAGACGATGTTATGAAAAGTCATCCGCACGGAGATCCTTGTACAGCAAGTCCTGTAAATCATTCGCCGCCACTGGATACTTATTCTCCAAATGTTTATGCCAATGGCAAACCAATAGGTCGAATAGGTGATCATTATGATGGTGACGGCACCTCTCAAACACACCAAATAACCTCCGGTAGTTCTAACGTTTTTGCCAACTAATATGATTAGGACTTGACAGTCTGTTTACCTTGTGTTAATATAAAGCATAACAAAGGCAAATAGAAAGAGGCACTTATGGAAAAGATTATTGTAACAGACTGCGATGGCGTACTACTCAACTGGGAGTATGCTTTCTGCGCTTGGATGACACAACATGGTTATACTGAAATCGAAGATGGCAACAAAGAATACAATATTGGTAAACGATTTGGTATTACATTAGAAGAGGCTATCAAGCAAGTTGTAATCTTTAACGAAAGTGCAGCAATGGCATTCCTGCCAGCACTACGTGATGCACGTTATTATGTCAAACGACTACACGAAGAGCATGGTTATGTGTTTCATTGTATTACAAGTATGAGCCTTGATCCTAATGCTAAAAAGCTACGTCAAATGAACTTGGACAAGTTGTTTGGGCCAACAGCGTTTCCAGTACTAGAGTGTTTAGACACAGGTGCAGACAAAGAGGAAGCACTTGAAAAATATCGTGACACTGGTTACTATTGGATTGAAGACAAGTTTTCAAATGCAGTTGCAGGCCAAGCAGTAGGTATGCGTCCTATCTTGATCGAACACGGTTGGAACATGAACGAAGTTTTACCAGATGGTATGAAAAAAGTCACAACTTGGAAAGAGCTTTATGGACACATTGTAGGTGACTGAGTTGAGTGAAATACATGACGCAATGAAAGTTGCCTTTGCAACTTACGTTAAGGAATCAGAGAAGTTTGAACAAGAAGGTGTGAAAGTAAGTGCTGTTCGTGCTCGACAAGCTCTCAATGATTTAAAAACATTAATAACAGAGCGTCGAAAAGAAATACAAGATCAAAAGTTAAAAACATGAGCGAAAAACAATACCTGTACAATATTGCTGACAAAGTTTCTTTGTATGCACAAGCAAAGCAAAATGCCATTGACTTCCTAGTAAAGAACGAAATAAAAGATCGCAACAGCATTCAGAACTGTTTGATTATGAGTCAAATATGGACGGCTGCACAGATAGATGATACTATCACAATAAATGATATTATG